GCCATGTCCAGTAGAGCCTGAGTCATGCTCTTGACTTCGTCCGCACTCGCACGCGCCTGGGTCTGAATCAGGAGCATGGAGGACTGGAAGTTGATTGCCGCCTTCGTAGAGTCGGTCAGGAAGGCCAGGAAGCCGATGACCAGGAAGGAGGCGAGCAGGAACTTGGTAGTAGCCAAGGCAGAGTTGAGCCCAGCAGTAGCGGCGGTCGCTCCTTCCTCCGCTACGGCAACGTTCTCTACGGCTGCCTCCGCCTTGGGTGCATCGTCGATAATCATGGTGAAGGGGGAGACGAATCGCCCACCAGCACCACGATTAGGACCGTAGATGACATTCTGTGCGGCGGCCATCTTCGCCGAAGCCTCTTCAGCCGCCACGGCTGCCTGGCCCATAGACCGTTCCACGCCAACAGCAAAGTCGTTCGCCTCAGCCTTGCCTTGAGCAAGACCGGCAGTGAACATGCTCTTATCCATGGTAAGCCGTAGGACCAGGCTAGCTAGGGTCGCCACGTCGCTTGGTTACTCTCCCACCCATTCGGGCATTCATGGCCTTGACCTTGGCAATGAACTCAGCGGCATCGGTCTCCTTCGGCTGCGTCTCAACGTTGGGACCGTACTCCGGCATGAAGTCCGAGAACTTCATCTCCTTAGCTGCCTCTGGTTGCAATGCCGACACGATCGTGAAGGCTAGCCGTGCGAAGAGGTAGTCCAGTCGTTCGTTGCCAATTGGGTCGTACTGGCTGTACGCGATCCACTCGGCGAACTCCTGACTGCTTACGTCCCGCTGGAGATGAGCGACAGATCGGGCTCCGAGGTGACCTGCGAGTCGGAACCAGAACCGTCGCTCTGATCTTCCCCCAGATCCTCAGTCAGTTCCTCCACATCTTCAGGCGTGAGTCGCGACAGTCGCATGGCGACTGAGTACACACGCTCGAGTGCAGCGGCTGACTTCTGACCAAGGGTGCGGATGTCCTTCTCACCGAAGAGAAGACTCCCCTTCTCGTCGACGATGCTCTGGACGAGCAGCTTGGCCCGGAAGTTGTCCAGGTTCTGCTCGACCTTGCGACCACGCGACTTGACCAGCGTCCCTTCGAAGGCGTCCCGGGCGGTACCCGACAGGCCTTGGATGATGACGGACCCGCCCCACTCTGGGACAGGTACCGTCTCCGTCGGAAGCTTGATCTTGCCTGAGCTATCCTGCTCGGCGTGGAGGATCTCGTCACGAGAGAGGATGTGCGGCGTCTCATCCACTTTCTGCTCCTGCTACGGCTGGGGTGTGAGCAGCGGCGGCCCGCTGACCTTGATGGTGACGTCGGCGGTCAGGACACCGAGAACCGGTGCAGTCTCGTCGAAGCCAACCACGAATCCGGCGAACGCCCACATGGTGTCGTCGTCATCGTTCAGAAGAAGCTGGAAGTTCCTCGGGGTCGTGGAACTGCCAACGAGGTCCGCCAGGAGACCCGTCGTCATGTCGAGGGTCGGATCTGTCGGGTTGAAGTTGCACGGGAAGGTGACTTCGCCCGTGCGCTTGATGGAAGTGATGACCTCTTCCCAGCCGCCCGGTGACGACTGGTTGGTGACATCGATCACTTCCTTCTTGATGGCTGGGCCCTTGATGTCCTTCACCTCGGCGACCGTGGTAAAGACCTCAGTGGGCGACCCGCCATCTCCTACCTGGAGAAGGAAGCCCGGTCCGGATGCTCGACTCATGAATTGCTCTCCTGTGCTTGGGGGTTAGGCCTGTGTGATGACTGCAAACTTGACAGTCGCGTCGCTGGCGTCGATGTCGAGGTTGCCACCGTTGGACCACCCTGCAGCCTTGAAGGGACCGAAGAGTGCGATCTCACCAGCACTGAGGCTGTAGGCTGTGATGTCACCCTCGCGGTTGTACGCGTCCGCAACGGAGCTGATCGTTACGGTGTGAGCACCCGAGTCGGTGTTCTGAACGAGGAGAAGGGTTTTCCCTTCGACGATTGGTGTGTAGTTGCCAAGGGCAACATCAGCGGCCTGCATCGCCACATCACGTGAGTTGGCAGTGACGACCGGATATGCCCCTGGTGCAAGCTGTGCGGCAACAAGAACGCGAGCCATGTATCAAACTCCTTCGAGCCACGAGTCTGGGTGTTTCTTCTCAACGTGTTCGGCCATAAAGGTCCGTGCGACGGCCGGATCACGTTGAACTGTTAGGAAGTTACACTGAGGACACTTGTAGTTGGGGATGCCGTGCCAAACGCCAACCTGGTAAGGAAACAATTCGGTCACCACCTCCTCAACTTCTGGAGCTTCCTCAGCCAGAGGAGCTGCCTTCGCTGCCTTTACCCTCCTTGCTGTCACGGCGCACCCTCCGGTGGACTGCTCCACGCTAGTGTCTCTAGCCGGCGTCGGAAGAGACCAGTGTCCAGTTCGTGCTGGTCAGCTTCTGCATCTACCCACGCGTGAAACGCCCGCGATGCCCTAGCAACCGCGATGGCCACCTCAACAGACTCGTCGTAGGTAAGCGCGAAGCAGTTCCACCGGAATCTCGGACGAACGAACGCTGGGCCAGATTGCGTCTGGTCACGGGGAGAGCTGATGAGTTGGTAAGTCACCGCCGGCAAGATGGGGTGGGCAGGTAGGACGCCAGGATAGATCCTGTCACCAACCAACGCAGCCACATCGGTGTCGCCCAAAAGGAGCTCCACTTGGATAACCTCTTGGAGGGTCATCGCATTGCCCCACCCGACTGCGTTGTCCCACCACGTGACTTACCAACGGCAACGTTCAGCGCTTGGCCTTGGGCGATGTTACCAACGTCGTAGGCTGCTTGGATCGATCCTGCGAGGAGTAGATCCAACTGTGTGGCAGCAAGGGCAATGGCCTCCTCTACCGATTCATCGAATGCCGGCTGGGCTGACGGACGTGCTCGCATGTTTGAGGTGCCGAACTCAAGGGCTTCCGGGTACGGGAATCCGTCATGTGGGTTCACAGCATCCGTGAGGATGTCGAGACTATTGATCCCGAACTCATCAGTGGGACCACGCTCGATATGGATGCTGTTGTGGTACTCACCTGTAGCGTACTCGGTCTCGCCTTCGGTGGGCACCCTCTCCCGCCAACGCTCGGCAATCAGCTGAGCACCCGGCATGAGAGCATTGGTGATCTCTTCACCTGACGCAATGTCAAGGAGGAGATCGATCTTCTCGTCCAGGACGTCGACACCCTGCCAGGAGACGGTGATGCCGGTGCTCATCCGTATCCCTCCGTTCCTGGATTGACAGTACGACCATCGATCGTCGTCATCTGGTATGCACTGTCTGCTACTGCACTTCGGATGTCGAAGACCAGGCCATCAGATAGGACGGCTCGCATTGAGGCATCAATGTCTGGGTAGTAGCCCTGCAGAGCCACCACGAAGGTGTTCCGATCCTCCCGACCCCAGTCGGTCTGGAACTCGTTTGCCTGGCGTTCTGCGGACTGCGGAACACTTCGTCGTGCCGGAATCTCGATCAGGCTTGGGATGGTGACCCATGTACCAGGACTGTTGAAGCCACCACTGGGCGTTCGATCGCCATCGTGCTGCTTCTGGATTGTGGCCGTGATCGGGTAGAAGGCATTTGCACCCAACGACCTGATAAGTCGTGGGTGCACATGTGCAGCCTTCTTACGGACAAAGTCCAGAGGACCAGCGGCGTTAGGCATTACGGCAGCTGCCTTTGGTATTCTTTGAACACGAACTCACGGTAGTCGAAGACGTTGTATATCAGCGTCGCCCAGTCGAAGGCTTCCTCGACAGGTGCCATTGCTGTGGATGTCTCACGGTAGGACTTTGCGATGGCGATCAGCCGCTCTGCCTCACGTGGACCATCCGTCCAGAGATCGAGGATCTTGATCCGCTTCTGGACGTAGACCTCGTTAGCCGCAATGACCTCAAGTGCCTGTGCAGCCGCGTACCAGACGTCCTGGTTGTTCAGGTCCATGAAGGCCTGAATCTCAGCATCGGAGAAGATCTGTGCCTCCTGGTCAAAGTCCTGAGCAAGCAGACGGACCTTACCAGAATCGGTTGTAACGTCGTAAGTCCAGGTGTCCGTCATTGCTTACTCCACCTACCCAGTGTTACCGGGGTGGTACGTCGCGTCCGAGTAGGCCTTCCCGCAGTACGGACAAATAGCCGCCTGCGGGGGCCGTGCAAACTTATCTACCTGCCCAGCCTTCAGTTTGAGGCTGGGGTGCTCTGCCCTTCGTCCGATGAGAACGTCTGCCATCACTTACTCCTGTAGACCTTATGGAGCCCCGGAGACCGACGCCGCGCAGTATTCGGGGCTCCATAAGGCCGTCCAGTCGGGCGGCGTGACCAACTGGACAGTCTCATTAGACCAGGATCGTCCCGGTCCGCAGGCTCGCCTGCAGTGCAGCCAAGGTCGTGCGGGTTGCTGTCAGATCGACCAACAGTGCCGCGACCGTTGTCCGGAGGGCTACGACGTCAGCCTCGAGGGCGTTGATCGCAGCAATGGCAGTGTCACGATGCTGAGCGGTGTCATAAGCACCAGCTGTCGCACCACTACCACCAGCCGGAGCTGGGGTAGTGGCAGTGATCGCTGCGGGAGTGGTTGCCGTGAGAGCAGCAGGGTCTGCGACGTTAGCCGCAGAGTGGCTGCTGCCCGCAAGCGGGTAGGCCGACGAGCTGACTGTTGGAGTGTATACCCCTGCTGTCATGCTATGCGACCCCGGTGCCCTTGGAGGCAATGGCCCCCTTGTAGTCCACCTGTGTCCCACCGAAGACGTGGCGGATCTTGTACTCAAGGCTGTCGGTGTCGAAGTCGCCGTCCATCGGGTTGATCTCTCCGCCACCGATCCGCAGAGCGTTCGGGGACTTCATGAACAACTCCGGCTGCTCGTGACCACGGAGCTTCGCCATGATCAGCGCGGGCCGTGATGCACCAGTGCTCGCGAACAAGTACCACGCCGTGTTACCGGACGTGGTGTTGATGATCGGGAGGTAGTGGTTCACGACCACGGACGTGCGCGTCCGCATCCAGTTGACCACGTGAAGCTGCTGATCCGCAACAGCACCGTTGGCATTGAGCCAGATCTCGGTGGCGTTGAGGATGTTCTGAGCGACGACCTCGAGAGCCGGCGGAACGACGAGCGTCACCATCTCGATGACGATCGGGTCGCCACCTGCGTCGACCTGCTTCGACAGAAGCACGAAGGCTTCCTGAAGCGCGGCGATCGACAGAACCGGGTTCTCCAAGGTCAGAGAGCCAGCGGCTGTGGTGACGATGTTCTTGTGGGCCGTGGAGAAGAAGGTCGAGTCAGGGCCAGCACTGGTAACGAACAGGCCTGTTCCGAACTTCTCTTCCGATCGCCGTGCGGCCCGAGCGAACCGATCCGGAACGTCCTTGAGGGCGTCCAGGTCGTCGTTGATCATCGTCTCCCAGGAGAACGGGATCACCCGGCCGTACTTCTTGACGGAATAGCTGTACGAACCTTCGGACAGCTTCTCCATCGGGTACTCTTCCCGCTGTCCGACGGCGGCGAGAACGGTCTCGGCTCCGTCGACGGTGAAGAGCTTGGCGGATCGGAAGTCCCGAACCGTCTTCATGGTGATGTAGGACTCGATCGTCGCCGGCGTCTCGGCGTATCGGCCCAGAAGCTGGCGATCCAGGACATCCCCGAACAGGAGGGGGAAGTCCGAGGTCGTCATTGCCTCTCGGAGCTGGATCGCGTTTCGCCGGCCCTCATAGACATCGGCGATGAATTCGGCCGCTTCGCGCAGGCGCGCGACATAGCCCGGATCCTGTGCCCGAGAGTGGGAACGGAACCCGAAACCCTCCTTGCTGAAGAGCCTCTGGGGGGAGGCTTCCTCGGCGCGGAGGCTCTCGATGAGGTTGAGAAACTCCATGTCCGGTGGCCTCCTAGTAGCCGATCTTGACGTCGATGGTGCCGGTGCTGCCACTGCCCACGGTACCGTAGGCATAGCCGAAGCGCACGCCACCGGCGTCCTTGTCGATCTTCGGTGTGTGGCTGTCGTTGTAGTACAGGATATCGCCGATGGCGACAGCGCTGTTGGCCGGGCCTGCGGCAACACCCTTGACTGACAGCGAATACACGCCGCCGAAGTCCATGGTGCATGTGCCGTCGGTCAGGAGAGTGTTCTCGGCGACACCGGGCATCTGGCCAACACGTCCAGGAGCACCGCTCGTCGCGGCACCATCCGTCGGCGTGACACTGAGGTGTCGGCCATCCTCACGAGTCTGGTTCGTGGCCATGTTAGTTGGACCTCCCGCTAGAAGCGACCTTGGCCGCAGTCGAGCTCAAGCCCAACCGTCCCATTGCCGTTTCGAGGCCCCTCTGGGACTCCTCGATCGGGACGGCATCGCCGCCCGGCTCGGAGTTGCCACCACCCATGTTCTGGACGCGACCCGTGCCGGAGGCCTCTGCCAGATACTTGAGCTCGGCGGTGACCGCCTCAGTGATCTTGGTATTGAACGCCTCGGTGTCGATCTTCCCGTCCTTGACGGGAGGATTGGCGGCGAGGGTCTCGACGAGTCGAGCCTTCGTCATGTCCGGAACGTTCGGGATTCGGTTGAGAGTCCCGACGACGATATCGCGGGCGTCACGAAGCACGAGTGCCTCCTGAAGCCTTGCGGTCTCGTTCTGCGACTCCTTGAGCTGCTGCACGATCGGCTCGTTCGCAACCCGCACCGCTTCCTGGATCGCCGAGAGAT